TTCTTTAAGAGAGTATTCGCCCGATCCTGTTGGCAATAAAGCAAAATCAAAATTATCAGGTACCATCGAAAAGCCCCTTTCTGGATCTTCTGCATTTTGCAGCTATTTCAAATTCGTGTCCCGCTTGCCCAAACAGAAGGTTAGGCTCTTTGAGAGTCACGATCTCATAATAATTATCATTATACAGAACAAAGTCACCTTCCCGCACAAATAAATTTTGATCTTCTTCCAATCTTCTCTTATGGAAATGGATATTAATTTCCCATGTTTTATCCACCCCAACGCCGTCTAAATATGAAGTAGAATAATCTGTATATTCTATAAGGGCGTAAATACGAATTGGGGGCAAATAAGTTTTTTCTATTGCCTCTCCGTATAAATCATGAAAATTAGTACGTTCTAAATCAATAGGATAATATAAAATTTGTTGACCAATAATCTTTTCGATTAATTCGTCATTAACCTGCTTTACGAGGTTACGTTCCTTCTCACCTAAGAAAAGCGGTGGGGGCGGTTGCTCTGGTCTTTTCCATTCGTTAGCCATGGCCTATTACCCCACAAAAATCGGCAGCGGTGTGACTTTTAGTACGTTGGTTGCTGCATCCGTAATTTCTTGATCCTGTTTTGCTAGTGCGACGTATTCGGTTTCCTTGAGCATTTCTCTTAATTTTTCTTTAAGAGTTGCTTGTTCTTCTTTGGCTTGACTTAACAATTCACTAAAATTAAGAGTCACACTTTCCCCAGGGATAGGTAGGGTTGTAAACTTACCACGAATTTGACCCAACATCTCTTTACATAAGGCGAGAGCATATTTTCTAATCCATTGTTGTCCTATGGAGTTAATATTTATAAACGGAATATTGTCAAACGGCAGCGTATTCATGTTACTGACTCCCTCAATACCAGTCTCGACGGTGCCATCTAGCTCATATGGCTGTAAATCTACATAAAATCTAACCCATATTCTCTCGTTTAAGCCATCACTAAAGCCATATTTAGTGGGAGTGGGGTATAATCTCAATTTATCATTAATGATCTCAAAAGAATAATTGGAAGTACGTGTATTGATGCTATCTTCATAAGCCATTGCTTGTAATTTGTTCTGCCATGTTGGAATTAGTTCAAATGTAGCATCATCAGCAAATTGTCCGTAGGTGGTATAGTTACCTACAACGCCTATTCCTCCATAATACCCATAAAAACGCCACATAGCTCGCGGAGACTTGTAATATACTTTTGTAATAATTACCCTCTTGTCTCCCACTTTCCCGGCATAGTCAACTGAAGTCCCACCATCATCAACACCAGAACTCGATGCGCTTTTGATTATGGTCTGTAAATCATAATCTTGTTTATCTATGACAGGTGCGAACGAGGCCGAATATTGTGGAATCGTACCACCAAAACCACCGGCTGCTGCTGCAGCATCCCCGACGCGACGAGAATATCCAAGCGTGAAACGTGGATATTTAAGATTGGAGCCGCTGGGGCCAGCCGTAATATTTCCTTTGCTATTAAAAGAAGATGTGGCGGATCCCAACACATTAGATAAAACGTTTTTACCCTGATGAAGATTAACTATATAAGAGTATTCTAAAACCGCCTCTTCGTAGGCAGCATATACATTAGATGGGGTAAGCTCAATATCAACCACATCGCCACCAAGCTTCTTATATACATAAGCAACCTGATCCGAAGCACCACTAATGAATGGGGCAGATCCACTATAAACACCAAAAGGCAACGAACCTGTAACCAAATCCGTGCTACCAGTTGAAGTTAGTACAATAGCGCTAGTTTGAGATTTTGGATTTAAATTGGTGGGCATGCATGCGTACTCCTACTTCGTAAATAGTAATGCTGAAAGCAAAAACAACGTTATAGAATGTTTATTTTGGCTATCACTTATGAGATGGCTTTCTTGGTACGTCCAATGCGTGCTTTCTTCACTTTTTTGGTCTTTTTTGGAGCTTCGGTTGATTTTTCTACTACAGGTGCTGGGGCCCCTGCAGCGGCGCGCGCGGCGCGGGCCTTTTGCTTTAATAAGCGTCGTTTTCTTGGATGCATGATGATCCTCCTTATATGATACAATAAGTAGTTTTAAAAATACAAAAACGAAAATCTCAAAAAATTAACGGCGGTATTTTTTCAGCACATCAACATTTTGAAACTTTTAAGGAAAAAGAAAACCCCCAACGAAATTAATCGTTGAGGGTTTAACTTTATTACGCTATTGCGTGTGTTGGCCTATAGACCAGACTCACCCAGCAGTCCGCGAATGACGACAAGGCCGTACATATCAGGACGAACCATCTTCTTGGCATAGCGAGTCATCACGCCCTTGCGGGGCACGAAGTCTTCCGGGCCAAAGATAGTAGGTGTGGTCTGTAGTGGCACATAAGGTGCGTATACATAACCAGACTCAAGGAATGAGCCTCCACGGCGGCCGACCAAGACCACGTTACGAAGGAAGTAGGGATCTACTATCACATCGAACTTCTTGCTCAGCGAACCAACCTTAACCGCACCAATGGAGCCCTTCTCGTCATCGTTGGTGACGGAAGCACGGAATCCAGCGGTGAACTCAAGTAGGTTTGCAACTTCTGGTCCGCAGACGACGAAGTTTGCTCCACCACGTAGAGTCTTACGATGGATCGCAGCCGAAACATCATTGATTGTCTCAATGAGAGTCTCATACCACTCGCTTACTGTACCCGTGAAATCGGGGGCAGCTGCGCTAGCGCCTATTTCTTGTCCTGTGTCCCGGTTCAAAAAGAGACCAGGAGACCGAGACCAGTAATAGGTAGCTGCGGTAGCACCGTTGATAAGATCAGCAAGGATCTCACGATCAATCTCAAGAGCAATTTGCTCGGAGAGGATTGAAGTAAGTTCCACCTCTGCATCCAAGTTATGGTATGCGTTGAGGTCTTGACCTAATTCGGGTGTCCACTTAGCCTTGAGCTTCTTGGTCATTGCCGTAACAGCGATGGAATCGACCTTAATGTCAATTTCAGGGATGTTTGCGACATTTTCCAAGCCCCAGACCGCTTGACCAACGACAGAGCCGAGGGCGTTGCCCGTGGCAAGATCATCAGTCTGAGCCCATGAAACAGTGTTAAGACTGGATGTCAGGGCGCCAAGTACAGCGGTACTAAGAGCTGCAGCACTAATTGGAGCAGCACCTGCACTACCTGTACTAACGAAGATGAGCTTCAGACGGGGAGTACCAGAGCCACTAACAATCTCTGTGAAACGACGAACCAAACGAGCACAAGCAACACCTGCGCCGGCGCCGGTTGTGGAAGTGTCCATAAGAACACCGTTACCACCTGAACTGGAAACGTTGAAAGCCTGTGGGCCGTCCGTGTTAACCTGATCGAGACCAGATTTAAGCACCGTTACCTCTGCTACGCTAGTAGAACCAGACGTAAAGTCAACATCCCACCGTGCAGCTTTGTTCACCGTAGCTTCACCGTCGGCGTCATAGGTACCAAATGTACCATAGGCGCCGGCTGCAGGCGTCAGTGTGATGCCATTTGCCGCCGAAGAGCCAGTTGGTGAGGAATACCCATTGTTTAGTTGATAGGGTCCACCAGGCTGACCAAAGTTACGCGATAAATCGACACCGCCAGTCACCTGACTAGCGACAACGCCGCCACCATAAAATGAACTGGATAGAGTGTAATCTAGCCGATCCGTTGCGGTGGCAACCCCCCCGATTTGTTCACTGACAGTGAAATCGAGGAAGAAAATGAGACCCGATGGTAAGCTCATTGGCTGAACGGAAACGAGATCGTTTGCGATCAACCCAGCAAACACACGACGAACGATGGGAAACGCAACGGCCGCGAAGCCCTCTACATCACCACCAGCCATTGTGCTGGACTCACGAAGAAGTTCCTTAGCTTGGTTCTCCAAGAGACGAGCCATTGAATTCTTTTGACGGTCAGTTCCAAGTCCTTCTAGAAGACCTGTGCGCTCCCACTTTGATAACAAAGCGTGACCTTCAGCGCGCATATCACGATTGACAACTCCTTCGGTCAATCGTTCGATGATACCAGCCATATTTTAATACCTCCTTATAGTATTAGTATTAATTTTACTTAATACCTGCTAGTCTTTTCATCCTATCCACATGAGGATCTGATGAAGTGCTCTCTTGACGAGTAGCACGAATTACAGAAGATCGACGGGTGATGGCTTCGCTCAGCGATTGTGGGCTACGTTTTGGTGAAGCGCCCGCTGTGCTTTGAAGCGTATCATGTATTGTCTTTGCTTCTGTGACAGAACCAGCATTAGAAATCGCTTCGACAATTCTTTCTTTTTGTCGCTCATTCAAGGAGGTATTTCTAAGAACACGGTTCGTGTATAGTAAACGCGCATTTGACAAATTAGTTTCAACCAAGGTTGATTTCAATTCACCTAGCGCGTGTTTATATTGTAAAATCTGTTGTGTGAGTTGCTTGTTTTCGAAGGTCAACTCTTCTTGAGTTTTCTTTAAAATCTCTAAATCTTCTGCGGCGTCAGTACTGCGGCGGGCGGCGAGGCCACGCTCCATTTCGTACTTGGTGCTCTCCGAAGTGCGTCCAGCCCACCCAGAGAGGGAGGCGCGCATATCAACGGTTAGTCGTTCCATAACGGCGTCAACTAGTTCATCAGGAATGTCTTGGTCTTCGGACTGAAGTTTCCATGGTTCTTCTTCCTTAGGTTCTTCTTCTTCCTCAGGAGGATCACCCTCTAGAGACTGCATAGCGCCTACATCGGCGGCTTCTTCCTCGGCGGAAGGGTCAGGGACAGCTTCTTCGAGAACGTCGTCATCGCCAGAAAGCAGTTCGACCAAATCTTCTTCGGT